CCTCTGACAGCACACCGCGTAGGTCAGGGAAGTTGGCAAGCAGGAACCGAATCGCCTCGGCCGGGGTCTTTACAGCAGCCTTAAAGCTGCGCTGCCCTAGATGCTTTGCCAGCTTGCCGTAAACCTTGATAACGCGGAACATCTCAACACCTGCTCCTGTGCCTGACGATCAAGCCTGTGTTCTTCTGATAGTAGCCACCCCAGATGTCACGGCTACTGAGCCGCCCGCGCAAATGATGGAGGATCCGCTGCTCGCCCACGTACACGGCCACATGGTTCAGGCCGGGTGACCCGTCAAGCTGCATCAGGATCGCGTCGCCATAGTCTGGCTCGTTGATGCCGTGATCCTCAAAGCCTGCCTCAGCGAAGCAGCGCTCAAACATGGGGGCATTGTGAAACTCAAGCAGTGACGCAGGCCGCTCCCAATCCGGCAGGTCGAGCGCCATCTCCTCTCTGTACCAGTCCCGCACCAGTGTCCAGCAGTCGCTCACGCCCCACACCCACTCCCGCCCAATCAGCGGCGCCTGGTAACCCTCCGGCTCGATCTCGCACCACATCTCAGTGCCAGGGTTGCAGATGTGCCAGACCAGACCGGACTTTTCGCAGGCCATACGGTCGGCTTGACTTGGCTGCGCAGGTGTCTGCGGATGGCTGTGGAACACGGCGATCACCTCGCCAGCATCCTCTGCAGCGGCGTAATCTTCAGGGTCAAGGATAAAAAAGTCTTTGGCGGGTGCCAAGTTTTTGCAGGGCCAATACTGCTCGCGGCCTTTGATGACGACGACCAATCCGCACGCCTCGCGTGGTGCATCCTTGAGCGCATGTTCCAGCGCGTTGTGTTTCCAGTGTGTCATCCGTAGAACGTACCAGCGCTTGGGAATGATCCAAAGGGTAAGTCGTTGAACTCACCAAAGCGTTTCCTGCATGAACTGATCCGCTTGCCGCATACATCACGCAACGGGTCAACGGTGCCGGTTTGCACCAGAGGTTCAACAGCGCTGGCGTAGCTGGAATACCAGAGCGGGGTGTTGGCGCCTGTGTAAACGATGAGCTGACCGGTCGTCGTGATACTCAGCCGGTTGTTGCTGTTGCCGCTGACGCCTGTGATCTCATACTGCGGGCCTGCCTCCGTCAAGGTGCCCAGTGTGGGGTGATTATTCCTGAATGGGTTATTGCTGCTCAGGGTCTTAGGCAGGTTGATCACCTCGCCCTGGTAGTAGCTGCCTGTTGAACTACTGATTGACTGACTGCTAATGATGTTCCAAGCGAACGACTCACCTGTGTAGTGATCAACAGGCAGCGCAGCAGATGTGAACGTGAACTGAACTGTGATTGTGCGGCCACTGACCGTGAACGTTTCCGTCTGCGTGTTAGTCAGCCCAGCACTAGCAGGCGATGATCCGACGCACTCCCAACCAAAGCCACCAGAGCGGCCGGTCTGACCATCGGTCGGGTACCAGCCAAGGAATGCCAAGCCCGTTGGCGATGCGGTGCCGACTGTATTGCTGGCCCAGAATGCAGTGCTGCCGTTGTAGATGACAAGGTTGCCATCGGCCTGCATTATGATCCGCCAAGTGCCGTCACCACGGTTTGTTCCAGTTTGCCAGACAGGCACGTTCGCCTTGTTGTAGACCACGAAGTTGCCATCGGCCTGCATGAGTGCCCGATACCAGCCGTTCGACGAGACAATCGCGTCGCCTTCGTTCAATGTCTCGTTGACGTTGAGCTGAGCGCCAAATGCGGTTGAGTTGAAATTAGGTGCAGGTGTGGCCCCCAAGGCGTTGTCGTACTCATCAAAGTAGTTCGTGCCTGTGTAACCGCATTCAGCGCTGCGATATTTCCACTGGCAGATGTTGGCGATCACCTGCCGTTTTGGTGCACGCACACCAGCAAGGTCGAACACGGCCGCCAGCTCAAACTCAACAACGTCCCTGTTCTCAACTGACTTGCGGTCGATGTAGTAGATCTCGCGTGGCATCTCCTCATCAGCCGGTGTGCCATAAGGATTCACCCCGCCAGTGAAATTAACAGGGTCAAGGAACCTACTCAGCGTGCGAATCCTGATCACCTTTGCGCCTGTCAAGTCGTTGCCAACCGTAAAATCATTGACACTCAAAAGCAACGCCGAGATGCTCCCGAGCAGGTTCGAGACGCGTATCTTCGGTCGTGGTAGCTGGCCAGTGCCGTTGTATTCAAAGCCTTCCACCTCAATCGGTAGTGCCTGATATGGCTTGCCTTTCCAGATGATGTTTCCTGATGGTGTCTTCTGATTGGCACCAGGGTGAAAGTAAACAATCTCAGTCGTGCCGTGCAGCGTCGCGTCAAGGTGCAGCTCAAACAGTTCGATGATCGCGTAAGGGTTGGAGCTGAGCAGCTCCTGGAACATCTCGCTCATGGCTCAAACACCTGCACAAACGTGGCGGTGATGATATTGATATTTGCGTATTGAAGTTCCCTGCTCCAATTAGGGCAAATGTATTTACCAGCATTGCCACCGGCTGGTGGCGTCCAATCAAAGGCAGCGGCATCATTAGCTCTTGCATCAAAAAATGCTTCAATTGCATCGGCATCAGCGTTGCTCTTGGCTGTCCACCGCAAATCCCAAACCTTTGGATTTTGATTCAATCCATAACGCAAACGCTGCTCATTGCCGTCACCAAACTTAACGGTGCGATATTTGGGTTCACTTTTCTTGGTCAGGCTGAAGTCAGGCGTTGTCCCGCCACTGCTTGTGCCAACTGTTGCGTCGTCGAAAGTGGCCATTATGCGAGCAGGCCTCCAGGACGCTTCTGCCTGATCAATTCTTGCTGCACTGCAGCACCCACAACACGACCCAAGGCATTTGCATCACTATTGTCGCCCTGGACTTTCGAGCCGGTAGCGTCAACGTTCACGACAACAGTTGCATTCCCGCCGCCCCTCATCGTAACTGGGATTGAGCGTCCGTCAGGTAGCGGCACATACGCCTCAGAGCGTGCACCTTCCCCGAACACGGCAAGCTGAGGTGAGTTGGCAATACCGCCATTGGCGTACTTCTTGAGCTGCATCGGCCCGTAAGGTGTCATGATGCCACCCATTGCAAAGCTGGAGCTAAATGCCAACGGGTTGAAGTTGACACTCGAAGACTGAAACAGAGGAATGCCTTGCAGTGGACTGAGGCCTGAAGATGCTGCAGGTTTCAAGAATCCCAGTGCTTGCATCACACCCTTCAGCACATATTGTTGAAGAATCATCCGCGTTGTTTCCTTGAGGATTTGTGATGCAAACTCTCTGTAATTGACGGTCCCAGTCGTCAATAATTCAAAAATTGAATCCTCGATCTTCTTGATACCAGATTCTGCTAAATCGCTGAATGCTTGCCTGACTGTACCAATGCCCTCGCTATAACCCATCAGGCCATCCTTGAGGCCACCCATGACATCTGCGTTGTACTGCAAGGCGCGTGCATTTTCGTAGACGCGATCCGTGATCTCAGTAAACGTTGTATCAAGCTCTTTGAATAGGTCATTCAAATTTGTGACGTATTCATTCTGTGCCAACGATTTAGCTGTATTTTCAAGTGTGACAACAGTTTGAACAAGATTTTGAATGTTTAGTTTGCCGCCAGCTTCGCGAACTTCCTTGGCAAAGTTGAAGATCTTAAGAAGCAAATCACCCGTAATCTTTTCAGCATCAGTTACCTTGTCAATGTATTGGCGTTCAAAGACTTGAATGGAGTTTGCGCCTAAGGATTGAATCTTTTCATTTGTCTCAAAGACTTTGTTGTTAAGGTCACGTTGAAATTCCGACGCTTTGCGAGTCAGCTCAATTCGTCTTTCGAGCAGTCTTTCTTGACGTTTCGCTTCTTGATCCTCTTTGGCGCGACCTTCTTTGCCAGCCCCAGGGATAATCCCAGGCAAATTGCTAGGCGGCAGTTGACCAGTAGAGCCACCCTTTGGCTTGAGACCTTCGAGCTGCGTCAGCTCTGCAACTTTCAAGCGTAAAAGCTGCTCACGTCCTGCAGTTGCCTTGCCGCCAGTAGGCCCAAGCTGATCAATTTCCTTGCGAATTCTTGCGATGTCACCTTTTAACTCATTGATTCGAGCCGGATCGTAAAACTTCATGCCCATGAAGCGGGCAAGAGAGCGTGCAGCGCGATCAATAGCCTCGACAATGTCAGCAAAAATGCTTTGAAATGCAGCGCCAATAGGAGCCAACAATCGACCAACGCTCTCGCTCAAGCGTGACAAGGCCGCCTGCAACCGGTCACCAGCAGACTGAGGCCCCTTGGCGATGATTTCAGCGTTTTTGCCGTACCTTTTAAATAGCTCCTCGGCAAACTTCATGAAATCTTGCAACGACACTTGACCTTGCTCCAAGGCTTTATCAAGTTCCTGAGGCGTCATGCCGATTGACTTGGCAAACAAAGTAAATGCACCAGGCAGTCGTTCACCAATCTGTTGACGCAATTCTTCAGCGCTAACTTTGCCCTTGCTGAACACCTGCGCAGTTGCACGCAATGCTGCGTCCATGTCCTCAAGGCTGCCACCCGTGCCTCGAATACCAGCAGCAATGCCAAGAAATGCTTTCTCAGCGTCTTTAACGTTTCCACCAGCACCAATAACAGATGCCGACAACTGCGTGAATTGACGTGTGATCAGCTCTTGCGGGATCGCAAATTGACGACTTGTTTGATCAATAAATACCAAACCTTGAGCAAAGGAATTTGCATCTGCAGTAACAAGGCGCAGAGCAATACGTTGCTTTTCAATCTGTGCTGTGTAATCAGCAAGGCCACCGAGCGATTGACGTGCCTGTCCAACCTGTGCACCAATTGCGCCGCCAACAATTGATCCCGGGACGCCGCCAATAATGCCACCTATAGCAGCACCAGCACCGCCCTCAAGGCCGCCAAAGACACCAGCACCAGCAATTGTGCCCGCAATCTGCGCAGCACCTGCAAGACGCCCACGACCACCAGGCTGAACTTTCCTCAATTGCGCATCAAGTTTTGCCGCCTCAGCAGAGGCTTGTTTGAATTCAGCACTACCAAGCTCAACGCTGTTCGCAATCTCACGCCATGCATTTGCATAACCTTTGAGATTGTTGATGCTACTTGCAGAGTTTTGCTGTATTTTGCGAAGCTCATCAGATGCTTCTTTGAAATTGATATTTGTTGCAGCCGTCTGTTGCGCCAGGTTTTTTAGCGTGCCCTGAAGCCTCGTGAGCTGCTCACCGCCCTGCTCCTTAATCCGTACCAGCAGTTCAGTAACTTGGCTCATTTCTTCCTCTTGTTCAAGACGGACAGGGCAGCCATCTCCATCACCTGCACGCCTTCAAACATTGCCACAGGATCCTTGACTGCATACAGCTTACATAGCCATTCCAAAGTCTGGTAGTTCAATCCCGTCAATCCAGCCATGCTCGTGTGCCATTGCGTTGACAGACGAATGAACATATTCAGCACATCCCAATTCTCCTCCCACACCTCGCAATCTTTCTCAACACTCTCCAACCTCAAGGCGGCAAGCTGTTCCTCGCTAGCACCAAGAGCTTTCAGGTCAGTTTCACGTTCATCAACAACGCCGCCTTTCGCCCAATACTCAGCAGCGATTTTTAGTTTTTTGCTGGCGCTCCAGTCACGCTGTCGGCATACGCTTGAATCAACGCACGCATCACATAAGGATCGTCGCAGATCTCCTTCTTAGCCTTCTGCGTGAATGCCACGTCCTTGCCTTCTTCATCCTTGACACCGTCCCAACCTTCAAGGATCCCATCAACCAAGACATCATCGCCTTTGTCAATTAGATCGTTGAAGGCAGAACGACTCATCTTCTTGAAGACTGCATCGAACGTTTGCTTTTCAAATTTGCCGCCATCGACAGGGACTTCCACTGTCACGGGCCATTTGTACGAAGCAGTCTTCTTGAGAATGAAAGCCATAAGGATCAGGTGAAGACGAGTGACATTTCGTTGTTGCCAGCCGTGGTAGGCAGGGCAAGGTACGGCATCGACAGAGCGATAACGCCGTTCGTGTCAGCGTAGCTGCAACCAGTGATGTCTGTCTGTGCTGCGTTGACCGTGACAATGTTGCCAGAGGTAGCACCCAACACAATCGTGGTAGCGCCAGTAGCAGAGGCAACGGCCTTGGCGAAGAAGTCAGTGGTGCCAACTGCAGGAGCCTCGATCACAGCAGTACCACCAGGGGCACGGTTGGTGATCAGCACTTCTTTATTAGAAGCAGTCTCCTTGTACAGCAGCTCGTTGTTCATTGCCAGATCGAAAGACTCAATGCGTGAGCTGGTCACACCGTGGAAGGTGGCAGTTGTCACGTTGGTGTCATTCACTTCGATCGCAGCAGCCTGATTGGCCACAGTGAACGAACCCGACAGGGAAGTGCCATCAGGTGCGTTGTAGATGCCGATGAAGTTGAAACTCGCAACAGCAAACTGACCAGCAGTCATGTTGAAGCTGACAGTGCCGAGAGCACCAGTGATCTTGTGACGAGTGCCGTCGTAGAAGCAGTAGATCGTTGCCGAACTGAAGCTGCTCGAGACCGGTGCATAGGTCACGGAAGTAGACGAAACAATCGTCTCGCTCAATCCGCAAGATTTCAGCAGTGGGCCAAACGCAGGCGCAGTACCAGCCGTTCCGGAACCAGCAAGCTCAACATCAAAGGTGACGCTGACGCGCTTGTTGGCAACCAATGTGCCGCGAGTGCTGTTACCCAAAAAGCCTTGATACGCAGCAGCCTGAACGTTGTCAGACTCAATCGGAGTCACCTCAAGATTGGTGACTTGAACCGCATCAGTGCCGCCGACAGGACTTGGATCGGTCCCGTAAGTCGCCTCAATCTTTGCGATCAGAAACTTCTTCCGTGTCAGTGCCATCGGTGGTAGGAGCGGCGGTTTCTGTGATCAGTGTAAGCTTTCCCGTCTTGGGGTCAAACAAATAGCTGCCGCCCACTCCGGGATTGGGGATTTCCCTTTCAATCTTAGCCATAATGTCAGGCGCTAGTTAATGAAGTCCTGCTTGTACGATAACGGACAATGAAGTCCTGGCTGATAATACCCAGCGGCACATCAGCTTCATACAGGTTGAAGTCAGTTCGATCAGGTGTCAAGTCAAGGGCGTAGCCGTTCAGGGTCTGATCAGCCATCAACTTGGCATGCACTTGCTGGGTGTACGTATCTGACTCATCATCGGGCACTGCAGCACGCACCAGTGTCGTGACCCTGACCCGCATTGACCAGTCCAGCTTGTCGTAGAAATTCGTATCAATAGGTTGATCGTTGACAGGCTCGACAATGACAGCAGGCACTTCACCACGCGCCAGAGGCTCCACACGGCTCCTGTAGACCGTCGCACCTGTGATCGTGTCCAGATTGCTCTTGATGCGAGCCAGGATCAATTCGCGGCGGGTGTCAGCCATGGTCAGGCAGAAGCGACTTGAACAACAGTGCAGATAATCCCTGGGATGCTTGGATGAGCAAAGGGGCTGGTCTCTGCCGATTCAGCATGAATGTAAGCGTCAGCGTTAGATGTTGCCCAAATCAACTCCAAGTAATCACCGGCAACAATTGGCAACACAAAATTGACGCAGCCGATCACGTTGCCGTCAACGTTGCCATGCTTTGCGATGATGCTGAATCGGCTGTCGCTAGCTGGCACGTTACCAGCGCTGCCTTCGTTATTCTTGCGCAACCAAACGTTGATATCGTGAATGCTGCTGTCCGTATTACTGAATTGAATTGAGAACGTAATGCTGTAAACACCAGCACAATCAAACGTGATGCGAGTGCCAGAAACAACGCGAACACCTCGACTGCCCGTATCACGTTGACGCAGGTAAATCGCAGTTGGTGTGTTAGCCGTTGCTGTCTGCGACGTGTCGTCCCAAAACGAACC